ACCATCTTCGGTTATTATATTATATCCATCCTCTGAAGCAATTGGTATATCTATCAATTTGCCTATAACATAAATATCATCAATTGTTACAGAATCGTAATCTATATAATTATCTAATAGTGTAATAACTACATTGTTTTCTACTTGCTTAACTATATAGTGACCAGGCAAATGTAATCCATAAACTAATATTTCAAAATTTTCAGGAGAAGCTCCTTCAGTCCCATAATCCAATAATACATTATAAATTGTTAAAGTTCCAAATCCCGTATTATCAAACGTATCAATTGTTCTCGATACCATTCTTCCACTAAATTGTAGAATTTCATTATGAAATGCTTCTATTTTATTTTTATTATTTACTAATTTAGTTGGGTTTGGGTTTGATTTAGTATTTGAATTAAATTTATTTGTAGTCGGTGCTTCTATGTTCAATAAACTGCCTGTGATGTATAAATCATCATTTAAATTATTAGGATTTATTTTTGGTATAATCCTATTTAATTTTTTAGCATTTGAATTAAATCTATTAAGCATATTGTTCTATATCACCTGTTATTTCAATGTAATCATCATCATCCAAATCAAACTCAAAATTATTTTTTATAAATTTGATTAATAACCCCTCACTTCCTTGCTCTACAACATAATCCTTTGCAGATATATGTTGAGTGTTAAGTATTACCCTCAATCTATCTTGCGTTGTTCTATATTCTATTTCTCTTAATAACTCAACGAATCTCCAACCCTTTGCTTCATATATCCAATACGTTGGGTGATTTAAATCTTTTGGAGTTAATTCAGTATCACCTAATTTTCTACTAATTTTTTGAGTTATATCTAAAAGGCTTCTTTTCATTATAAATCAATAAATTTACCTGTTATAGAAACTTCATCATCGGTATCTACAACGAATCCTAAATTTGCATTATTAAATGTTAAAGATAAATTATTGCTATTTACAAAAGCTGCAAAATGTGTTCCCTGATAATATCTAACACCATTTATATACACTTTAACATCATATGAATTTCCATCGATAGTCAAACCTGCGGTTATAACTCCCGCCAATTGCTCCGGTGCTTTTATTAATTTAATATTTGAAAATATAGTAGTTCCGGCGCCAGCTACAACCATATTGTTATTCAAAGATAAGAAATCGATAAGGTCTTTGTTATCATAATATGGCGAAGGCGTTGTAAGGAATCCTTCTAATCTACCACTACCACTCGTCATATCAACTTCTGCCGACACAACCAATCTTTTAACTGACATTGATTTTTTAGTAGTAAGTTCTCCATCGAATTTTTCTGGCAATAAGTAAGCCTTTACATTCAATGAAAACTCAACTCTATTAATTCTTTCAGCCCCTTCACCAACTTCGTTAATAACATTGAAATCGGATATAGATGTTCTAAATTTATATTTTTCTTTATCCCCCCAATATGATGATGTAAAGTTAAGATGTTCAATTACTTCGTTAAGTTGTTCGGTATATGATGTCCAACACATACATTCATAGTTTACCTCAACGTAATCAGGCATCGTGATATTGTAAACCTCTTTTTTAGGTCTAACACCTCCACCCAATGCGCTAAAACGGTCATAACGATTATCTTTTGACCATTTTGTAATAGCAGGATATGAAAGATGTCTATTTAACATAGGCATAGATTCATCTTTTGCAATTGATGTTCTTCGTAACATCATTATTGGTAATTGTATTTTACCCTTACCATCTCTATACACACCCTGTCTACGTGCGCCATTCCATCTTTCAGAATTACCATAGATTACGGGAATTTTAACTCCTACACCATTCGCATCTTTTAATGTTGGAAGAACAGTATCTTCCAAATAAGACATCATAGCATAATCTATATCAAAGAGGGTTACACTTCTTTTTAAGTCTCCCTTTGTAGATTTAATTTCGTTGGCTCTATTACTGCCAGGTCTTATTGGGTTTACTGACATCTCTTAATTATTTTATTCTTTGTTCTATGTTAAGATTTGATTTAGATACCATAAATGCTGAACAAACAATACTCCAGTTTTTTTGATTTCCATATATTGTTTCACCCGGCATTCCACTTACGAATTGTACTTCGTTTGTGTTATCTATTTCAAAATATGATTCATTAAAGAAAATTACATCGCCAATTTCAGGGTATGTATTTCTTTCTTCGCACATTTCTCTATCAAATTTGAATGTAACATTTTGCTGTACATCAGGTCCGAACCCTTCATATACTGCGGTTTCCGGCTCTTTATCAATCAAAACATATAGTTCAACGCCGGGATGCCACGATTTATTCATAGATTCTCCGTAAATATTAACTTTGGTTTCTTTTAAATCAACTTTAAATAAAACACAAACGTTTTCTATTACAACATCTACTAATTCTCTAGCTAATCCCCTAAAAAATGATACATCCCTATCTGAAATAAACTTTGGCATATTATCCTACATATATTTTTAAAGGTACTTTTCTCAACATTTCTTGCTGATGGTCTGATTCGTGTGCTTTGTTTTCCATCACATTCTTTCTACTCAATTCTTCTAAGTTTTCTCTCAATTGAGTAACTAATGCATCTTTTTCAACCTGCGCTTCTGCTCTCAATGCTGCACCATCTAATGATACTTCACCATCTGGAATTGGAATAGAGCTATATTTTTCTCTAATTGCACCTAACAATTCTTTTGCTAATGCCAATGTGTATTTTCTAATCCATTGTTTACCCACATCGTTTATAAATGAGTACTGAATAAAATCGTATGGAATATCGGAGTAATCTGAAAGTGAATCCGTCTGAACAGTTTGTGAATCATGTTCAAATTCATCTCTACTTATATAATCAAAATATATTTTTCTAGGAGTTCTTGCGGTTGGTATTGGAAACACTTCCAATTTATTATCAACAATATTAAATGTGTATTGAGATTTACGAATAGTATCATTAAATTCAATCGCCTGCATTCTTAATAAATCCTCATATATTGGCATTAATAAGAATTGTGCTGCTGGAGAATATTCGCCAAATCCTAACTCATCCATTAAGTTTAATGTACCCTGCCCACCAACGGAATAAGGGTCAAAGAATCTTTGAATAGCCGGAGTTGCTTCATAGTAAACTCTCATCACATCTATCGTAGAACCACTTACATATATCCTATCAAATGATGCAGATGTACTACCACTCGCTTCTAACATATCCAAATCAATGGCTTCTGTCATTAAATTATATCTTTGCTTATCTACTTCGGTTTCTATGTATGCTTTTTTAATAGAAGTATTTCCACCAACTCCCGCCAATGTTCCGTATTGTTGAGACATACGAACCGCCGTAGGTAAAAACGAACCATCCACCAATGTTTGTGAATAACTTGCAACTTTACCTTTTGGTTGCCCTTTTAAGATATCTAAGTTATTTCTAAGGTTAAATTGATTAACTTGTGCTGAATACTCTGATACCGCTTCTTCAAAACAAGCGTAGAACTGCTCATCAACCATTTCAACATCTACAATAGGATATCCTAAACGTTTAGCACACCAAACTGCTGTTTTTGGTCCATCGTTTTTAAAATCATTATCACTATCGTATATTCCAAATGGTGTTGAACCCGATATAGGAGAACCCGTTCCGGTCCATTTTAAATTTAAAGACATAATTTTTAATTATAGTTTTACTACTATAAATATAGAAATAAAAAAAGAGTAGATAAAACTACTCTTTTTAATTTATGTTGAATGATTTTGAGTTCGTTGTATAAAAAAGATTATATTCGCAATACTCACATTATGTCCAACTGCTCTAACTTTGAATCTATTTCCGTTTGTTAGGAAATCTTCATCCCCATACCATTGTAAAACTTCGTGAAAATCGTGCCAAACATCATTTCCTTTTCCAAAAAATAGGTCTTTACCAACTCTTTCATATGGAGTTGTACCGGTACTGTCCAATTGTAATCTTATAGATGTTCCATTGGTATTTGAAGTTTTTGCTCTAAATACAACAGTACACATATAAACATCTCCTACATTTTCAACTTGTATCAATTGAGAACCGGTATTGTAAAATGATACTTCTGAATGTAAATGGGTTTCTATTGTATTACCTCCATTATTTGGTAGAGTTTGGTCTCCTGCTCCGGTAGTTAAACTGAATACCGATGATGTTGTGTATTGTGTATCATCATATCTTGCCCATCCTAACTTTTCAGAAGTTCTTAAATTTATATAAGATGTTAATTCGGAAATGGGTATATAACCAAATTCATTATTTTCTTGTGAAGATACTATTTTATCGGTATCATTTATCGAATAGATTGGTAATTCGTATGATTTAAAAATTATATTTGCCATTTATGATTACGTTTTTATATAAGTATAAAAAAAAAGAGGAAGTATTTCTACTTCCCCTTTTATATTCTTCAATTCACTAAGAATTAAAGAGTGTTGATACCATCAACGATAATCTTACCGTAGAACTCTGGTCTTACGATTTTCTTAGCGTATCTAGTCATAACACCTCTTCTCGGAGTGAAGTTCATTGGGTCATAAACCAATGGAGTCATAATCAATGGTACATATGGTGCGTAAACTGCTCCTGTTTCGAAGAAGTTAGAACCTTT